CCTTCGCCAACCTTTGTGCAATGCGTATGATTTGCGCCCATGTCCCCCAGATTTATACCTCAGGCCGTGTTTACAACGGCTTTAGTGTAGGTGAGGACTTAGATTCGATCGAAGGTAAGGAGATAGCCAACGCCTCTGCCCCTATGAAGTATAAGGTCAACATCGACGCAAAAAGGTTTGATGCCTCTAAACGTCCCGATATGCAGGTTATCTCTGAAGACACTGTAGCCCACCTAATTAGGTTACGTTTTCCATTTCTCTCAATGGAGGCGGCCAGGGTTGTTGGGCTCATGGCTCGTAATGTCCTCGTCGTCTTTGGTGAGGCCGTTTTTATGCTGTGGTGGGGCACCCAATCTGGCCACGTGTTGACGACCCCGATCAACAATGGGGACAGCTCAGGGATCGCCCGCGTCGCCTGGGCGCTTTCTCGGCCTGGTGAAGATGACACTTTCGATACGAGTGTCTTCTCCCTAGCTTATGGAGATGACTTCAATGGGGCGTCTAACAACCCCAGGTTCACGAACATTCTTTTGGCCCACGTTGGGAAGGAGTTTGGGATTGAGTACGTTCCGGCAGGAAATAAGACCGGAGCCCTTGACCCTTATACTCTTCCTGAGGACGCTGAGCACCTGAAAAGGCTTGGTTGGTGTGACGCTGCTGGTGTGTGGCACTATCGTTTGAACCTTGAGACGATTAGTCACGTCCACGCTTTCTATCACACGAAAGACCCTAACTGGCGTGCGGCGATTGCACAGAACGGAGAGCAAGCTCTTCGTCTTTGGGCTGGTTGGGGTAAAACCAATTATGACAAGGTGAAAGATCGCCTCAACGAGCGCTACCGAAAGCACTCGCTCGCTCAATGTTTCTTAACGTTTGAGGAGCTGGATGCGGAATCCTACAATCGTTTCGGTGGTGGTAAGAGTAAACCTAATCTCCCCCGGTTTGAGTCAGTTGTTGAGCAATCGTCCTCCAGTGCCACTATTGCCGCTTTAGGTGACAC